TTTAAAATCAGCAATATTTGCCATTTAAATTTCTCCTTGTTATTCTTCTTCTTTATTTATCTGATTAACCACCAGCGAGTTCAGTAAAACTTACTGAAGAACGAGCAGCGATAAAGTTCAGAGTAATAAAGTTGATAGAACGATTTGGCTTAATGTAAATATCACCAACGAATTGATTTGCGTCAATTACGTCAGGAGTATTATTAGTGCCGTCACATACAACCAAGAAGTCAGTAATACCACGACGTCCTTGAACAGTACGTAGGAATGGAGTTACTAAGTTATTGAATTGTGCTTGTGTAAAACTGTCGTTAAATTCAAACAACTGAAACTTAGCAGCAGTCGCAATTGATTTCTCAAGAACGATAAACAGACGACGCACGTTAATACGATCGAATGCAGATGGTTTAGCCAATAGAGTCTTATCGCCAAATAGAACAGTACCTTCGCCTGGGAAAGTAACAACTGGGTTGATACCAGCAGCGTATAGAACATCACGATCAGCTTGAGTTGGATTAACCGCAAGTTTAACTACGTTCTTAATTTGACCACGATTTAAACCAGCTGGTGAGAACCATGGATCGTTAGTGTAATCAGTACGAGCACATAAACCAGCGATATCTCCGTTCAATGGGACGAAACGATACTTATCATTGTAACGATCGTATTGATATTTCCAACCAGAATCCATAACAGCATATGAAGTGCTTGGTAGATTATTACGGTAAGTAGTCATAGCAGTAGTTGCTGTTGAACCAGAGCCGATAATTGGAGAACCATCAGAATTTTGTGGTGAGCAGAATACAACGCAATCTAAACGAACTTCAGCAATGTTATTAATAACATATGCAGCTACGTTTGAAGAAACCGCACCTAGTGGGCATAGATTAATGTCATAAGAAACATCATCTAAGAATAATGCCCAACCATTTTCTAACATAGAATCAGTTAGAGTATAATCATCAACACCACCTGACAACTGGAATGTTAATGCGCTTCCAGCTGGAACGAATGTAGTATTGTGAGCAGCATTACCCCAGTTAGTTCCTACGCTTGGATGATCCATCCACCATACGTAGTTTGATGTTGCATTAATTACGTTTACGTAGTACTCATTAGTGCCATCAGCACCAACAGCATCAGATGCCTTAGACATAAATGCAAATGTTTCTAAGATAGTTCCTGGTTGGCCAGTCCATAGTCCCAATGAATCGATAACAACTGCATGTAATTCATCTAAAGAGCCACCAACACCAGCAGCATAAGAAGAAGTGCTTGGTGCAACTGGGAAACTAGAAGCATACTGCCATCCAGTAAAAGATGAAGAATCAACCATTTGAACTTCAATAGAATTACCTAATGATCCTGGATACTTGGCAGCAAAAGCACCATATGTTCCTTGGCCAGTAGAAAAATTTTGTAGATAAACACTGTTGTTATTAATCTTAACACCAGATTCAGTAGCAGTTGCTGTGATTGTAGCACCAGTGCCACCACCACCATTAACTGTAATAACAGGGTTAGAAGTATAACCAGATCCTGGATTTGTAATAGTTACAGTTGCAATACCAGAACCAGAAATAGAAACAGTACCAACAATCGCACCAGTACCTGCGCCAGTAATTGTAGCAGTTGGAGCAGATGTGTAACCAGTACCACCATTAGTAACTGTAATACCAGTGATAACACCGCCAGATACTACAACAGTACCAGTAGCTTGAGTTCCACCAGACACTTGAGGGTTAGAGAATGATACTGTTGGAGTTCCAGTATAACCAGTACCACCATTAGAAATTGTTACAGCAGTAACTGAACCACCTGTTAAAGTACAAGTAGCAGTAGCCTGAATACCACCAGTAATATTTGGAGCAGCAATATTAATTGTTGGGACAGAAGTATAACCAGTCCCTGTTGCAGTTTTAGTTAAAGATACTACTGATCCAGATTGTGTAGCAACAGCATTACGTTGACCAGCTGTATCGGCACGAACTACCAACATTGCGTTGGTATATGCTAGGAAGTTTGCAGCAGTAAAGAAAGATGTGCAGTTTAAATCGTTTGGTTGACCGAAACGATTTACTAGATCATTTTCAGAAACAACTGAAGTTGGGGACATAACTGGACCCCACTGGAATGCACCGACAAACGCACCGACAGAACTAGATACTGAAGGAACGATTGCTGAGAAATCTTTTTCTACGACTGCAACGCCTGGAGATAATTGGAAAGGCATTGTAATTCTCCTTGTTTAATAAGTTTTACTTTAGACAGAAATTCGTGTCTACCATTTATTTAGTTTTTATTGGTTTTCTCAAAAGTTCAATGGGTCAGCATCGCCTTTTCCATCGTCATAAAATCCAAAAGGAGTTAGTTCATCTTCAATCGCTTGAATCTGTTTCTTGTACATAATCTCTCTAAGGTTTATGTTATTTAGGTCTTTAAAATACGGCTGTGTTGTAAGCCAGCCGAACAAAACCAAAGGCATAACCAAGTCATCATGATAACCTTCGTCAGCTTCATACGATCCTTTTTTCTCAATAAATGTCGAGATTTCAGAAATCGTGTCAGCATCATTGATAAGAAGTTTGTTTTCTTCAACTAATGCTTTAAAGTTATGACAACCAATTCGTTTTACTTTCTTATCAGTGTTAACACCCAACTGGGTTTTACCACCACCAAATCCACCGCCAACATACTGACCCTGATTGTGGCGATTAACGAATAAAATGTTTTCATATTCTAATTCATTGTAAATAATATGAGCAACCTGCTCGCTGGCATTAATCTCAACTAAAAGATATGCCTGATTATATTCTTCACCAATTTTATACAATATATTTGGATATAACAATGGACTAATCTCATTGTTTCTATATTTTGCAACAACACGATATGGTACTTCTGTAATATCAATTACTTGGAATGCAGAATAGTCTCCACCAACACCCTTCGCAACGTCGGCAATAATACAATATGTATGTCCAGCCTGTGGTCTTGCGTATACATCCAATCCATCTTTCTGATAGATTCGAACATCGATCGGCATCCTTGCGATAACATCAGCGGAGATTAGAGTTAGAGACGAACCAAGGAATTTACATGCAACTTCTTGGTTGTATTTTAATTCACCAAGCATTGCCTTTTGTTCAGCTGCCCATTTTTCATCACGACCTGGAATTTCCCAATAAGGAATAAACAATGGAGTAAAACCATTACGTCCATTTTCAGCATCAGTCCAGAATTTCCAGAAATGATTGTAACCAAGAGGAGTTGAACTTAAAAGAATCTTAGTTGTTTGACCAGCAGAAATAGTAGGGTAAACAGAAGTGAAGAATTCTTCAGCCACATTGTTTGGAATAATCGCTGCTTCGTCAACATAAAGCATGTTAACAGATTTACCACGAATACCAGATTTACCAGTTGCAGCGGTAAATACTTTTGAACCATTTTCTAATTCGATGTCGCCTTTGTTCCAACCAGTAACACCCATCTGCATCCATGCGGGAAGTTGTTCGTACATTGTTTGATAACGATCTAAAACTTCACGAGCAGCTGTTGCTTTGTTGGCAAGAATAGCAACTGTTTTACTTTCTTGGAACAATGTATACCAAAGAATATACGCAGCTGACGTAGTTGTTTTACCCTGTTGACGACCTTCCATCAGGATAACACGACGATTATTATGAATTACATTTAATTTATTTTTCTGGCAGTCATAGAGTTTAAATAACTGAAGACCATGGTCAAGCGTAACAATATAACAGTAATGCTCAATAAAGTAAATATAATCTTGAGCACACTTTATGTATTCTTGAACATTTTCCGGAGTAAAATCAATTTGTACTCCTGCAGATTTTAAGTTCGAATTCGAATTATATACTTCAGCCAATTATAACCCCTGACCAGACCATTGTTCAGATGTTACTGTTGCTGTTGTAGAATCGCCTTGAGCAACGTAAACTGTATGTGTTCCTGTTATCTCAGACTCACCGATGTTAGCATTAACCTGAGTAATAATACCTTGATTGCTAATAGCGCCATACAGATTCATTTTCATTTCAAAATTTAAAGTATGGGTAACATAACGTCTATCTTGAAAGTTGCCATCAAACTCATCAACAACTTGAACTCCATTTAAAATAATTGGAACATCCATTGTGATTCCCATCTCAGGAACCATGTTAACTTGCAATGTATATTCAGGTGTAAAAGTAGGAAGAATTTGTTCAATAATTTGAAGACCATCTTCTTGAGTTTTAGTAATAATGTATAAAGATATATCTAAATTATATGGAACTGGAGTATAAACTGTTGGTGTTGTTGATGCGCCAGAAGTTTTAATCTGAGTCATTTTTCCAAGTTTACGATTAGAGTCGTATTGATATCCATTAATTTCAAATGACATTCTTGGAAGAGTGACCATTACTAAATTATTTTCAATATCTGGTGCCTGTTCAACACGAACCAACCACTTTTCTTTTGGTGCATAAGAAATTGGTATTTGTAATCGTTCTATTACTGGACCATTAACAGAATCTCCCTGTCTACGATCGATATAGATGTCGCTAAACAATCTACCAAAAGCAACAATTGCTTTTCTAATCGAACCATGATAATAAACTTGTCCGCTTAACATTATTGTATTTCTCCAAAGGGATTATTTTCATCGAAGTTAAGCACAGGAGATGCCGCAGTTTTAAAAGTATTATTTTCCCCAAACCCATCAGAATCAATATTAATTTCAACATCAGCCGTTGCAGTTGCACCTGTTCCAGTTGGATCCGTTATATTAATAACAGGTGGTTGTTGATATCCAGTTCCTGAATTCGTAACAGTAATTGTTTGAATTGCACCATTAACAACTGTTGCTGTAGCAACAGCCCCACGACCAGATGTACTTGTAAAAGTTATGGATGGAGTAGTGTAATTAGAACCACCATTAGTTACTGTAACTGCCACAACACCACCACTGCCATTTCTAGTAACATTGGTATTGAAAGTTTTAAGAGTTTCAAACGCATCAATTTCTTCAACTCCAGTATCAAGGAACTCAGAAGCATATTGAAACAATTCTATTTGCAATTTATACACATAAAGTTTACCCAATTGATAAAATGGATCTTGATGTTGAACAAATTTAATCTCAAACAATCCACCAGATAGTGGGAAATAAATTAAGTCGCCTTCATTTGGTCTTGTTGGGATATTAGTAACATTATAACGACCAATAAATTGTTGCCAACGTCTGCGAGAAACAACAAGAGTTGCTGATTGCTCAACAGTCAATCCAAACTTTTGTATAAATGCTCCCTGCCCACCAAATGAATCAACATTTTCAAAATACATTTCGATAGGAAATGCTGTTTTAAATTGAGAAAGGCGATCTTCTCCAAGAACATTATCTAAAGAAACAAGAGTTCTTGGAATGTAGAAAACCTCATTACCATAAATCTTTAATGATTCAATGATAATATCTTCAATAAGTTCTTGCTCACCACGAGTTCCTTGGGTGAAGTATGTGTTTATTGTTGCCATATTAGCCCATGAAGAATTCTAATGGAGCCGATTTATTTTGTAGTTCGTCTTGTAGTTCTCTAATTTCTTCCATGGCTTCAGCGTATAACTTATCGCCGTCAAGTGTTACACCACCTGGAAGTTGTAAACCAGAGAATTTCTTAATGTTGGTTGCCCATTGGCGTTTGAATACTGCAACACCATAACGCTTAATCCAGTTCTCATTCCAAATATTTGACCATTTGTTTGGATCCATAATACCATATCCTTGGATCAAAACATATTGACCAAAAGATAAATCTGTTTGCCAGTTAACATCTAGATACAAACGATTTTGTAATCTATTAAAACGATAAAGGTCGTGACCATTTAATTCAAAATCTAATAAATCTAGATGGTTCATAACAGTATTGTAATAAACAATAGATGTAGAAGTTAAATCATAAAGGTCATTCAAACGCAATTGATATTGAAGGTCAAAAATATTTTTTGAAGAAGAAGCCTGACCAATACTATAAACTTTTGTAATACCGTAAATGTTATCTGGAATATCAATATAACGATTATCATATTGTCCATAAACAACTGGAGTTGTTGATGATAGTGTTGCAGTAACAACTTGTCCAGCAGCAGGTTGTGGTGCGCCAGGAGCAGCATACTGATTAGTAATTGTTTCTCCAGGTAAAAACCCACCAAATTGAGCAGGAGTGCTTCCATATGTTACATCTGGTTTTGCTGGATCAAATGGTTTACCTGAATAATAAGTTGTATCGACAACACCACTATTATTATTCCCAGTCATTGATGGAGCATTAACACCAGCAAAGTTTTTAACTAAAAGTATATTACCATTAGAGGTTCTTACTGTTTCTTCTGTAACCGTACATGTTGCTCTAGAAGTTAAACCAGTAATTGTATCGCCAATCTGAAAATTTTGAGCATTATTTGTTGTTAATATCATTGTTGATGCGCTAATAGCTTGAGCAATATAAAGCTGCTCAATACCATCATAATGATACAACTGCCAATAATCTAATACTTCATCGATACGATCTTCGATCTGATCGTCATCTACGTTAATTTCTAATACAGGTGCTCCAAGAGTTCTAAGGCAATACCACTTAAATTCTTCTCTAGTTGTTGGAATAGCCATTTGTTATACCTTAGACAGTAATTAATGTTGCTGCGCCTTTTATGGCACTATTACCAGAAGAAACAGTTGCATATATTGTCAATGCTCCTGTTGCAAT